GGTGAAGGGACAGTCGGGCCGGTCCTCCGGCATCACCCGCCGCCACACCCGCTCAAAGGCGGCCCGGTCCAACTCTTGCTGGGGCCCGCCGGGACACTGGGCTTGATCCATGGGGATTCCTCCTTTTTGCTCATGTTCCCCCCATTCTATGCGGGAAGAAAGAATTTGGCCCTGAAAAGCGGGAAAAGGGCTTGACAACCCTGCCGGATTTGGGTATACTAATACTCGCCGTTTGGACGATTAGCTCAGCTGGTATGAGCATCCGCTTGACGTGCGGGAGGTCACAGGTTCAAGTCCTGTATCGTCCACCAAAAAGAAAACCGTCAATCCATTGTGATACAGTGGGTTGGCGGTTTTGCTATACCTTAATAAACCCGGTTTGGTCATTATTTGGTCATTACCGGGCTTTTTTTATTGTTACGGGAAGAGCGTCGGCAAGCGCCTGGGAGGCACGGGCCTGGGCCGCAGCGAGGGCATGGGCGTAGATGTTCAAGGTGGTGCTGGTCTGGGAGTGTCCCAAGGCGGCGGAAACGGTTTTAATATCTTCATGATTGTTTATCAGCAAAGTGGCGTTAAGGTGGCGGAATTGATGAATGCCATAGAACGGGAACCCATGCGTCGCACAGAACCGTTGAAGCCATTGATATGCGAAGTGTGGCTGTACCGGGCTTCCGTCCTGCTTGGTAAATAGGCGCCCGCTCTCGTGCCATTGATCGCCCAGCAGTAGACGCTTTTCCGCTTGCTCGGCCCTGAGGTGCTTTACGAGATCAAAAATGAAAGCAGGAAGTTTTAAAATGCGGTGGCTTTTTTCGGTTTTCGGGTGGCTTGTAAAGATGCCGTTGGCGGGTGTGTAAAGAGATACCCTGTTGACGGTGGCGGTGCAGGCCTCAAAGTCAAAGTCGGAAAACTCAAAGCCACACAGTTCTTCCCTTCGGTAGCCGCCAAAGATGGCAAGAGCAAAAAAAACCTGATATCGAAGAGGGGCTTCTTCCATAAGGACGTTCAAGAAGGCCTGGGTTTGCTCTACGTCATAGCACTTCTTTTCCTGCTGGCGCATGGCTGGAGTTGTGATTCTGGAGCATGGATTATCTTTGAGCATACCCATCTTCACGGCATAAGAAAAAACCCCGGAAATGAAGCCAAGATAATTCTTGATAGTTTTTGGGGAGAGGCCTTTGCTTTGATCTCGCTGGTTTACCCCCGGCTCTCCGAGAGAATTGATGAACGTTTGGATCTGTCTGGCCGTGATCTTGTCCAAATATAAATGCCCTAAAGCCTTGTACACCCTGGCCTCGCATTGGTGGTAGTTTTCTATGGTCCTGGGGCCAAGGTAGACTTCAACGTATTCAGAAAACCACTGCTGTGCAAACGCCTGAAACTTTGTATGGCTGCCTAAAGCGCCCCCGGCACACTTCTCGTCCCACAACACCATCTGCCGTGTGAGCTCTCGTTGTTCCTGTTTAGGGGTCATGCCTGGATCTGGAGTCCATGTTGTGGAGGGCTGGACCTGCTTTCCGTCGACAGTGTATCCGCTGGAGGCCCGGATGCGATAGGATTTTCCACGCTTTGTAGCTGTGGCCATAATTGCTCCTTTCTCTTGCGGCCCAGGCCCTTTTGTGGTAAGATAAAAGGGCATAAGGGCACCTTAACTTGTCGGTTGGGGGTCTTTTGCATCTGCCGCTCTCGGGGGTCCAGCCCGAGGGCGGTTTTTATTTACTGCTTTTCCATTTTCACGGTGGTAGTCGTTCCGAGGGCGGAGACCTCATAGCTGATTTGGCCATTCTCATAAGTAAAAGCCTTGGTATCGTCGCTGGAGGCCAAAAGGGCGGTGCTGGTCTTTTCCGTATCATTCTCGGAATCCCAGGTGTAAGGCTGGTCGGCGGTGGTAGGGGCAGTAAAGGAACCCGCCCAATAAAGGGACTTAGTGTCGCCGCCGTCCGAAACCCAATAGATCTCAATGGTGTCTGCGGTGATAGTGGCTGTCTGATAGTTTTCCTCCGAATTGCCGTCGACCTGCTTCCATTCTCCGGTCAGGTCGGGGGCTGGGGTAGGCGTGGGCTCCTCTGACGGCTGGGCACCCCCACCGGCACAGGCGGCCAGGGAAAGGCACATTACTGCGGACAGGAGCAAGGTGAGCGTTCTTTTCTTCATTGTAAATCCTTCTTTCCATATCTGTGCCGCTCTCCAGCGGCTTGGATACCTTGTAAACTTCTGGGGCTACTGGGCGCCCCCCGTTGGAGCACTTTTTCAGCTCTTGGAATAAAAAGCCTTCGACATGTCGAAATTTGTGTAATACTGTCGTTGCCACGGTGTCTTCTAAGCAAATGGGAAAGGGGGCCGTGTAAATGGCTGGAAATCTTGGTGAGGCCAGTTTATGGGACACGTTATTTGATACGATAGTTGTACCCCGAGGATGGAGAGAATTTGTCTTGACAGGCATGGAACAAATGTACTACAATGTGTCCATCAAGGGGAGGAGTCTGGTCAGAGAAAGGGGGCACTCAAGATGAAGCAGTGTGAACAGCCAAGTAACGAAGGGAAGGGAGGTGCGCCCCAGGGAGACGTACATAATGAATTGGTTGATATCATTATGTCGCTAACTGAAAGTGAAGTGAAAGATCTCATTTCTCTCGCAGCTTCTTTATTGACTTAGCCATTTCAAGAAGGACCCGTGCGGTTTCATCATCCATATCCTCAACCGCTTTTAGCAGAGCTTCCCGCTCTGGACTGATCGGCCCACTCTCGGAAACGGGGGTGGGCTTTGGCGTTTCCTCCATATTTTTTATAAAGTTCATATCTAGAAGAGATTCCTCGAGAACTTCAATATCATTACAAATGTCTTTTCTATCGATAGGATCAACAGTGGATTTCAGCATTTCTTTTAGCTCTAAAATTTCTTGCTTTGTGTCTTTAATCTGGTCGAATATGGATGTATTCCATCCCATCAAATCAGAAGGAGAAGTCTTAAGGGCCTTTGCAAGCGCCTCAACTTTATCGGATGGAATATTCGAAACTATACCAGTTTCATATTTTTGAACGGTTTGTCTGGTGACTCCAATAAGGCGAGCAACGTCTTCAAGGGTCATATCTAACTCAAGGCGCTTTTTTCTTATGCGCTCACCAATAGTCATATCGAAATACCTCCTTGCTGTAACGTTAGTATACCCGCAATTTCAAGGCATTGCAAGAATTATTTCGCATATTAAGCTACAAAATTTTCGCTGACAAAGAAAAAAGTCGCTTGACATACTACATGGTGTGGGTGTATGCTTGTAGCACAACAAGCGACAATGAGTTAAGGAGGTAATCAGCGTGATCGACACGGCAAAATTGCGGGGACTGATTGTTGAGCGGGGCTTATCCCAGCGGCAAGTAGCTGAATCCATTGGTATATCTTCGAGAACATTTTACTCGAAGATGAAAAACGGCATTTTTAGCAGTGCTGAAATTGATGCAATGATTTCAGTGCTCGCAATTCAAGATCCTGTCAGCATTTTTTTTGCAAATGCTGTCGCCCAATAAGCGACAATTCGCTTAGCTTACCACAGAAAAATCCCCAACCGACAATTTTCATACAAACAGGAGAAGAAAGGAGGAATGAAAATATGAGAGATTTGCGAAAGCGTGTTGAAACGCTGGAAAAAGAGATGGCTGACCTCAAGCGGATAATTGAATCCAGCCGAAAGATGCTGGATGAAGTTGAGAGAGATTACCGAGCTGTTCTTATTGAGTTCATCCGTACCTACGGACTGGAAATTCCTGATTGCCTCAAATAAAGGGAATTGCGCTCTTAAACTTGGAAATGTCTTTGTCTGCTGATAGAAGTCTTTAGGGTTTCACCGAATTTACGGAGTACAGACCGCCCGTTGCCGGACGGTAGGGCGATAATTCACCTCGTCATCAAGAGTAAAGGGCTTGTAGGAACCGAGGATACCGGACAGGCTGTCGGAGATGCCGTGCGTAATGGATCTCATGCTGCTGTTTGCAGCATCAAAGGCGGAAGTAATTCCATCGGAGGCAGTGATGCCGGTCAGGGTTTTGGTCATGGTTTTACCGATAGACATCCATTTTGTTACTTCACCAAAGTGAGGGCGGGTCATTTCTGCCCACCTCTCACGGTCACCCGTGAGTTCAGACTGTGCCTTCGGCCACGTGGGTCGCTCCGTGTCCAGTCGTTACACCTTCCCCGTTTGGGGCTTGGCTCGGCGTTGCCTAAAGACTTCTATCAGCAGACAAAGAGCACATCCTTTCCCCAGTATTCTACCATCTTCTTGCAGACGAAACAAGGACACCACAAACTTACCCCATAAAACGGACTGAGAAAGGAGACCACATGAACGAACTGATGCTTTTTAGCAACCCTGAGTTTGGTCAAGTGCGCACTCTGGAGGAGAAAGACAAAATTCTCTTTTGCGCCAAAGACGTGGCAATATCACTCGGCTACAAAGACCCAACCAACGCTATTAAGCTCCATTGCAAGGGGGTGGTAAAACGCCACCTCCTTACCGGCGGAGGCAAGCAGCTCACCAACTTTATCCCCGAGGGCGACATTTACCGTCTCGCCGCCAGCTCGGAGCTTCCTGGTGCGGACCGCTTCGAGAGCTGGATCTTCGACGAGGTGCTTCCCAGCATCCGCAAAACGGGCGCATACATTACCGACCCCAACAAGGCGGCCCTGGCCGAAGCCAAGCTCAACAACAGTCGAGCTCGTGTCGCATCCATGTGGATGAGGGTGGCCGACGTGGTGCCCCTCTCAGAGTTCAAACAGATTTGTGCCAGCTATGCCAGCGAGGCTCTTGCGGGGAAACCCGTCCTGCCTCTCCCGGAGGTGGCGGGGTACACCTACACGGCGGAAGAGGTCGGTGCAATGCTGGGTGGTCTCAGCGGGAACAAGGTGGGGCGTATTGCAAACCAGTATGGCCTGAAGGTACCTGAATATGCGGTTGAGGTGTGGGACAAGTCCCGGCACAGCAATAAGCAGGTCCCGGCATGGCGTTATAACGATAAGGCGGTAGAGAGGTTCAGAGAGATTCTTTCCCTTTGACTACCCCTAAAGTGCAGAGGTTCCAGTTTTCAGAAGTGGGAAGAGGCTCTTAAACGGTTTAAGAGCTTGGTCAATGATATTGACCTACCTGTCAAAATCAGCAAAGTGGAAAAGGTTTTCTGATTTCTGCAAACCCTTTAACCTCTCCTAATTTCTACAACTGTTTCTGATTTCTGCAACAGTAAAAAGCCCCAACCGACAATTTTAAGAGCTGGGTGACAGAGAGTCACTTACCTACGATCTTCATACAAACTGGAAACGAGAGGAGAAAAGCATGTTTTATATCAAAACCGAGCTTTCTGAAGGAGTCACCCTTCGGAGTGAGATCACCGACGAGAATGTGTTTACCATGTGCCCCGGCTGTGGCTGTGAGCATCAGGTTAACCTTGCGGACGTCGTGGATGCCGATGATGGCCTTGATCTCTACGGCACTGTCGTTCTCTGCGCTGAGTGCTCTGCCAAGCGACTGGCCGAGCGGGAGGAGGAGTAAATATGCCTCTTCCGAGGATGAGAAGCGCCAGGAAGGCGGCTGCCGAAATCAAGATGCAAGACCCTGGGACCTGCATCACGGAAAGTGCTATCCGCCGTGCTATGAAGCGTGGGGAGATCAGGTGGGTGCCCAACGAATCCAAGGCGCTAGTGGACTTGGACGAAGTGCTGGAGTATTTTTCCCGCCGGGATGGTAGAAGCAATGAAGAAGGCTGTTAATTGCATGGCTTTCTTCCTCGCTCTCCTGGCGGCCCTGTGTGCCGAGAATATCCCGCTCGCTCTGGGGCTGACCGGAGCGGCAGGCCTGACACTGACAACCTCCCAAACTCCCAAGCGTTTGGGAATTTGGGCAAAAAAGAGAGCCGCTTCCAGTGCTGTGAACACTGAAAGCGGCAAAGTGGAAAACCCATGCAGTGAATTTATCCATCCCTATTTTAAGGGATCTGAAGGAGAAAAACAAGTATGAATTGCAGTTTGGACCTTGATTTGTGTCCCTCTGTGGCCGAAGTAGAAATGGCGGTGCAAACGTTCAAGGCTAAAATCGTTCGGTTATCTCCCGGCTTCCAGTGTGGAGACATGAGGGGGGAAACGCTTCTGCGTTGTGCTCTTGCCGCCGTTTGGCGGGCGGGCCGGGAGTTTCAGGCCAAGAAAGGGGTGAGGGTATGAATCTTCCTTTTAAGTTCCCCGTCTCGCTGGAGGAGTTCATGGCCTACCAAGCGAACCTTGTGGGGCGTAAACTGCCAAGGAGCACGAAAAATCTTGTCGGGAAGTGGCTCCCCACTATCAACAACGCTTATGAAGCTGGACTGAAATCTGACTTTGCTGATATTAAGCTGTCCATGGACTTCGTGGACGGGCTTATCGAAAGCAACCTCGGGAAGCAGGCGTATGTCGGCTTTATGGAGGGGATCCGCTGTTGGATTGCTATTGCTTGGGATCACGGTCAGCGTGACGCTGGAAAGAAGGCGGAAAAATGAAAAGCAAAAAAATTTATGATCTTCCGCCTAAAATCATTGACGCTATTACGGGAGCGCTTGGGGAAGAGATGGCAGATCCTTTGATTCAGCTTTTGCGTAGTTTCTACAACGACGGAGTGGCAGGAATCAACAAAGAGGATCATTTGAGGGATTTCGAGGTTGCGTCGGAGCAATGGTGTGAGTTTAAGGGAAAGCAGCATATGACGCACGAAGAGGTTAAATTGTTGGGCCTTCTGCTCAAATGGGAACGTCTCTGCTGGGAACAGGGGCGGCTGGACGCAACGAAAGGAGCGATGAAACTTTGAACAAGGAATTTTTGGAACGTCTGTATTGGGCGTGTGCGGACGAGAGCAACGTTAAGGCGGACGGCACGAAACTGGCGGAGTTCTATGAGAGGATTGAAGAGGCCGAAAATGTTTCTGAATGTTTTTCTAAGAAAGTGTATGCCTTGAATCTGACGGTAGATGAAAAGGACCTCCTGGAAACCATCGGTGGTGAATTTGCTCTCGTTTATGAAAAGCAGGGTTTCATCAACGGTTTCCGCCTGGGCATGAAGCTGGCCAGGGAGCTGGGGGAGGAGGTGGCGGGCGCATGAATATTGACAAGCTCATGAAAGACATTCAGAAGGTTAAGCCTGGACGGCACGGCTGTAAGCTCGGAGAGCTTTCCGATATCTGCGGCGCCTCTGGTGGATATGGGTTGAAAGCTGCGGCCAACTGCTTCCTTTTCGGGTTTATCCAGGGCCGGAAAGCAGAGCGGGCGGAGGCTAGGCGGGAAAAAAGACAGGCGGAGTACCAGAGGCATGAGCAGGATTGATCCTACTGCCTTTCAGCGGGTCAAGGAAGCCGTGGATATCTCGGAGGTAGCCCGGCACTTTGGCCTTGAGCCTGACCGGCGGGGCTGGTGTTGCTGTCCGTTTCATGGGGAGAAAACCCCGTCGTTTCACCTGTACCAACAGCGGTATCACTGTTTTGGATGTGATGCCCACGGGGACGTTATGGATCTTGTAGCGGCGCTTCTGGACGTTCCGTTGCTGGAGGCCGCCAAGGAGATCAATGAGGTGTTTCACCTTGGGATAGACCTTGGCGCCCCAGCGGACCCGGTGGCGGTGGCTATGGCTGAGGCCGAGCGGGAGAGGAAGCGCCAGTTTCAGGCGTGGCGGAAAGACGCCCTCTTAGTGCTGACACGTCGTTTCCGGGCCCTGTGGCTTATGGTCAAGGTGGGTGGGGCACTGGCTGTTCCCGGCTCCATACCAGACACCTACGCCAACGCCCTGCGGGAAATCGAGACGATAGGATATTACCTGGACCTCCTCACCTTTGAGGAAGACGAAGCGCTGTGGGAGGCTATGCCAGCCATCAATGGGGCCGTGGGCAGAGCGAAGGAGGAAAAATGTGACGTTAAAAAACCTGAGAAAGGCCACGGGCAAGCGGCTGGATAGGGTCTGGAGGGTAAATATGTGATTGGAGACAACTGGGGGTTTATCTCGCTCCATCGGTCTATCCTGAGCTGGGAATGGTATGACGATATCAACGTCTGCCGCCTTTTTATCCATCTGCTTTTGACCGTCGAATATCAAGATCACAAGATCCGAGGGATGGTCATAAAAAGAGGACAAAGGCTGTGTAGCGTTAAAAAACTGGCGTTGGAAACCGGTCTTTCATACCAGCAGACGAGGACGGCGTTAGAGCGTTTGAAATTAACGAACACCATAACGAGCACTTCGTTCCCTAAAGGCACTGTAATTACAGTGAAAAATTACGCCGAGTACCAAGCGGCAACGAACAAGACAACACCTAAACAACAACAAAATAACGAACCTTCCTTATTTAATAATAAAGAAATAATAGAGGGGACGTCTACGACGTCTCCTCCCGCTCGTAAAAAGTTTGTTCCTCCCACCCTGAAAGAGGTTTCCGCCTATTGCCTGGAGAAGCATTATCATGTGGACCCAGAGCTGTTCGTGGATCATTACGAGGCCAACGGCTGGAAGCAGGGGCGGGGAAAGCCTATTGTGGATTGGAAAGCGGCGGTAAGGACTTGGGAGAGGCGGGACCGGTCCTGTTCCCCGGAACGCACCAAGGAGGATGACGGCTATGGGCCGACTCTGCTTTAATGACGTCCTTCTCTGTGAGCCCCGGATGATCGACCCGAGCATGAGCACCGGCCTTTGGTGGTGTCAGTCTCCAGAGGATGTGCAGGCCGTCGGTGTCAACGCCGTCTGTCTCTCAGTGACAGGGCGGTGGGAGGACGTGAAGAACTGCGGGGATTGGCTCTCCCAGTTTCCCTTCGTGTTCGTGGCCTCCCCGGACCGGGAGCTGGTGGAGCAGGTGCGGCGCCATGTCCGGGGCCTGCCGGTGCTCTCCCCACGGGAGGGGGCTTTTGGGGGCTATCCCTCCATTACGGCTTTCCTGGAAGCCCATCTGCCAAGCGAGATCAATGGCATCTTGTACGGGGCGGTGATGGAGCCCTCTTACGGGCTTCTGGAGCTGGCCCGGGTCTCGGTCCTGGATGAGCGGGAGGTCCCCCGCACGCTCTCCGGCCTGCCGGTGCTGGACAAGCTCACCGGCGGTTTCCGTTCCGGGGAATTGTCTGTCTGGACGGGCAAGCGGGGGGAGGGAAAGTCCACCCTCCTGAGCCAGATCCTTCTGGAGGCCATCGACCAAGGGCACAAGGTCTGCGCCTACTCCGGGGAACTGCCCGCCGGGCAGTTCAAGGCCTGGGCCCTGGTCCAAGCGGTGGGGCCAGGACACCTGGATCTGTTCCAGGACCCGGAGGTGGGGGAGCAGATAAGCTGTGCCCAGCCCATGGCCGCCCGGCGGGTGGACGAGTGGTGGGCCGGGCGGTATTACCTCAACGATATTCGGGACGGCTCTGCCCACGATGAGGACCGAATCCTGGATGAGTTTACTTATGCAAATCGTGTTCTTGGCTGTGACGTGTTCCTGGTGGACAACATCATGACCACCCGCCTTTCAGGGGACCGGGATTTCTACCGGGCTCAGTCCATGTTCACCCAGCGGTTGACCCGATTTGCCAAAGCCCAAGGGGTCCACGTCCACTTGGTGGCACATCCCCGGAAGACCCAGCAGGGCAAGCCGGTGACGGACGGGGACGATATTTCCGGCTCCGGTGATATCGCAAACCTTGCGGATAACGTGTTTTCTGTGCGGCGGCTCTCCGACGAGGAGGCCGAGAACGAGGGCTGTTCCTCGCTGGTCTACGTGATGAAGGTCCGCAACCGGGGGAAGCGGGGCAAGGTCGGGTTAGAGTTCGATTCGGATTCGTGCCGGTTTTACCCACCGGGGAAGGGGCCGTCTAAGGCCTACGGCTGGGAGCGGATGGGTGAGCAAACGACTTTAGTGGACCTGGGAGACGCCCCGGTCCCATTTGAGGAGAGTGGCGGCAATGTATAGGGGCGACATGGACTATGAATGCCGGGAGTGCGTTTGTAGGCTTTGCGGGCTTTTCATGACCAAGGATTGTCTGGAGGATGCCGATATGTGTAATCGTTGCGATAACGAAAGGCACACAGTATCGTGCCCCTGGCACACGGAGGAGGATTGCAGATGAATGAAATGGAGATGCGAGAGCTGGTGCTTCGCTTGTTCCAGAAGGAAAGGCGCATTTGGGAGCTCATGGCCTCGGAAGGCAATGAGACGGCCAAAGGGCACTTGGAGAAAGTCGTGGAGGCAGAGGCGCTTTTTCGGGAGGGGTTTCATGGTGACGAATAGACCGGCTTCCACGGCTCAACTATGCTGGAGCTGTCAGAACGCTGTACCGACTGAGGATGGGCGTCGTGGATGTGAATGGTCTCTTGATTTCAGACCCGTTCCTGGCTGGACGGCAGAGAGGGTAGGCAAGTCGGTGATAGGCAAGACCTGGAGTGTCAAGGCTTGTCCGAAGTACATACCTGATCGGCCGAGGAAGGAGTGGCCATACTGATGGACTGGAAGCGAGAAGCGATTGACATGTTAAAAAACTACCCGGCCCAGCGGATGAGCCTTGCTACGCTGCCTGGGGAGTTGGAGAGGTTGGAGTTAGAAAGATCAGCCTTGCGAAGCTCCTTGGGGGAGGGTGAACATGTCACTGGCGGCGGCGGTGAAGTTGGGGACAAACTCCTATCCAACATTGTTAAACGGGACGAGATCAAAAAGAACTTGGAGCTTGCCCAGCGGCGGGTGAGGATGGTGGAAAAAGGGCTCTCTGTGCTGGACGAAGAGGAGCGCAGGATCTTGGAATTAATGTTCATCCACCGTGGAAAGGGGAACGTGGAACGTTTATGCGAAGAGCTGAACATCGAGAACCCTCCAGGTGTCTACAAGCGCAAGGATAGGGCGTTGCGCAAATTTACGCTTGCCATGTATGGGGTAACTGAGAGCTAGGAGAATTTCAGGAGACGATTTTCCAGAAAAACCGTGATATGCTCTAACCATGGAAGTGGGCCAAGGTAAGGCCCCTTCCGGCCTTTCTGTCGCCCGGCACCGTGGCGGCATGAGTAACGGGCGCCTCCTTTCCTACCAGCCCGGCGGGGTGCCAGCCTCGTCGGGCCCCATGCCCAGGCTGTCCGCATGAGGACGGCAGGGGCCGTTTCCGTTTCCTTCACCCGAAAGGGGGAGGGCCACGGCAAGCAGGAAAAGCCGTTGAGCCTGCAACGTACCCCGAAGAGGGGTATATGTCACTCTTGGCCGCACGAGGCTGATGGTGGCTCCAATGATCTGAGAGGTGACGCAAGGCGGGGTATTCTCCCGCTGCCTCTCAGATCCAACGAAAGCCCCTGCGATAGTGTGGAACTAAAAAAGACCGCCGGGGGATATATAAATCCTCCGGCGGTAGTGTTTATGAGATTAGGATTTTTCATCTGTTGGGATGAGGTCATCCAGTTCTTTTTCTGCACATTCTTGGCAAATATAATTACCGTTGTCGCTGATAGCGCCTTCATCGGCAGAAAACTTTTTGCTGCATATTGGGCAAGTGTTCTCTTTGGACATAACAATACCTCCTAAAATTTAATTTAGTGCATTATATCATGTTTAAAAATTGATGTAAACAAATATTGGAAAGCCGAGGTGTGATGGTGACAAGTGAGGAGTTCTATCGGTCCAAGCAATGGAGAGCGAAGCGCAAACAGATTTTGAGGCGTGACCGATATCTCTGCCGGGAAGCGCTTCGGTATGGTCGACGGGTAGGGGCTACGACAGTACATCACATCTGGCCTCTGGAGGATTACCCCGAGTATGCCTTGGCCGACTGGAACCTTCTCAGTCTGTCGGATGGGGCAAACAACATGATGCACGACAGGAAGACGGGGAAGCTCACAGAGCTGGGGGAGTGGTGGAGAAGACATACCCCCCCACCCAAAGACGATTGATTTTCGGTTTCAGGTTACTGGGTAGGGTAACTTTTTCCAATAGAGCGAGGTTTTTTGAAAGGGGGGTGCTGGCACGGTGGGGAACAAGACGGGGAACGAAGCGGGGGACGAGAAGGAAGCCGGTGTGCTGGCGCTGAACGACGAGAGCCGGGAGCGGTATGTGGACGAGATTTTGGAGCAGACCGTCCGGGACATGAAATCCGTGGGGACCTACAAGGACGAATTTCTCCCGGCCATCCGGCGCTATGCGGACATGCGCCTCCAATTCGATGTGCTGATGGCTCAGTGGTATTTGGAGGGCTGCAAGATCACAGAGGTCTACGTCAATAAGGCCAAGGCGGCCAACAACTGCAAAACGGAGCTGTACCGGTCCATTGAAAGCCTGCGGGACGAATTGACCCGGCTGGAGGGTATCTTGGGGCTGACCCCGGCGGGGCTCAAAAAAATCCACGACAAGGGGCTGACCCCTAGAAAGACGTCGAAGCTGTCGGAGGCGTTGACGGGTGGGCCGTAAAAGGGGCGGCGCCCCCTCGCCAAACCGGCGGGAGGTCATGGATTATGTCAGCGGGATCGTGGAGGGGCGGAAAATTGCCTGTCCGGAGCTGAAGCAGGCGTGTGAGCGGTTTTTGCGGGACCTGGAGGACCCGGCGTTTGAGTTCGACACCCGAGAGGCCGAGTTTGTTATCCGGCTCATTGAGCAGACCTTTGTCCATCAACAGGGGGAAGCGCTGGACGGAACCCCCATGCGGGGCAAGCCGTTTCTGCTGCTGCCCTTTCACAAGTTCATCGTCTATAACCTCTTGGGCTTCTATGAGGCGGGGACAGACCGGAAGGTCCGCCGCTTCAAGGAGGCCTTTATCTATATCCCCCGGAAGAACGTCAAGACCTCCTTCTCCGCCGCCCTGGCCTGGGCCCTGGCGGTGCTCAACCGGAAGAGCGGCAGTAAGGTTTATATCGTGGCCGCCGCCCTGAAGCAGAGCTTGGAGAGCTTTGACTTCATCAACTTCAATCTGGGGGAGATGGGGGAGAAGGACAACTTCCGGGTGATCGACAACAATCAGGAACACTCCATCAGCGGGGAACTGGACGGGGGTTCGCTCTTCATCCAGGCCTTGGCGGCCAACCCGGACGCTCAGGATTCCTTGAACTGCAACGTGGCGATTGCCGACGAGATCCACGCCTTCAAAAGCCCCAAGCAGTACAACATCATCAAGGAGGCCATGAAGGCTTATACCAATAAGCTGATGATCGGGATCACCACGGCGGGCGACAACATGTCCAGCTTTTGCTACCGGCGGCTTCAATACTGCAAGAAGGTGCTGGACGGTCTGGTGAAGAACGAGCAGCTCTTCATTTTCATCTGCAAGGCGGAAGAGGGGGAGAACGGGGATGTGGATTTCACGAATCCCCGCATCCATGAAATGGCAAACCCGGCTTACGGTGTGACCATCCGCCCGGACGACATTATGAACGACGCCCTGGAGGCCCAGAACGACCCCCAGCAGAGAAAAGACTTTCTGGCGAAGAGCCTGAACGTTTACACCTCCGCCCTGCGGGCCTATTTCGACCTGGGGGAGTTCCAGCGCTCCGACGAGCTGTACGACTGGAGCCTGGAAGATCTGGCCGCCCTGCCGGTGGCGTGGTATGGCGGCGCCGACCTGTCCAAACTCCACGATTTGACCGCCGCCGTGCTCTATGGGACCCTGTACGGCTGGGAGCGGGCGGATGGAAAGAAGGTGGACGTGGACATTATCATCCCTCACGCCTGGTTCCCGGTGGTGGCCGCCCACCAGAAGGCCGACGAGGACGGCATCCCCCTCTTCGGCTGGAAGGACGACGGATGGCTGGACATGTGCAACAGCCCCACGGTGAACCATGCGGAGGTGGTCAACTGGTTTGTGGAGATGCGGCGTAAGGGCTTCAAGATCAAACAGGTGGGCCATGACCGGAAATTCTGCCGGGAGTATTACGTGGGTATGAAAACGGCGGGATTCAACGTGGTGGATCAGCCGCAGCTTTACTACAAGAAGTCGGAGGGGTTCCGGCATATCGAGGTCAAGGCCAAGAACGGTGAGCTTTATTACCTCCATGCCGACCCCTTCGAGTATTGCGTCCAGAATGTCCGGGCCATCGAGAAGACCGACGACATGATTCAATATGAAAAAGTTGAGCCGGAGCAGCGTATCGACGTTTTTGACGCCTCGGTTTTCGCCTGTGTGCGGAAGCTGGAGGCTATGGAGCTCAACGAAAAAGCAAAACAGTGGCTATAAGGGGGTATGGCATTGAGTAAGAAAAAGCTGAGGGGCCACCCGGCCAGGGACAAGCCCCAGGACGGGGCGGTGGCCTTCCTGCTGTCTCAGGAAGGGTATGACGGGCTGTGTGTGCCTGGATTCACCCGTCTGTCGGAAAACCCGGAGGTGTTGATGGCGGTGGACCGTATCGCCGGGCTCATCGGGTCTATGACGATCCACCTCATGCAGAACACGGACCGGGGAGATGTGAGAATCAAAAACGGGCTGAGTCGGAAAATCGACATTGAGCCCAGCCGGAACATGACCCGGATGACCTTTATGACAAATCTGGTGAGGACCATGCTTCTGGAGGGGGTCGGAAACGCCGTGGTCCTGCCCGAAATTTCGGGCGGGCGCATCGACAATCTGGCCCCGCTCAAGCCTTCCTCTCTCACGTTCCAGGCGGAGGGGGACGGCTATCTGATCCGCTGCGGCGGGGCGGTATACCGCCCGGATGAAGTGCTCCATTTCGTCTATAACCCAGACCCGGAGCGGCCATGGATGGGCCGGGGGGCCAGGGTGGCCCTGCGGGATGTGGTCCACAACCTCCGGCAGGCGGCGCAGACCAAGAAGGGCTTCATGGAATCCAAGTGGAAGCCCTCTATTATCGTGCGGGTCAACTCCAGCGCTGAAGAGATGGCGTCGGAGCGGGGCCGGGACGCCCTGCTGGAAAAGTACATGAGGACGGAGGAGGCCGGGACGCCCTGGGTGCTGCCCGCCGACCTCATCGACGTGGAACAGGTGAAGCCGCTGACGCTCAATGATCTGGCGCTCAACGATTCCGTTACCATCGACAAGCGGACGGTGGCCGGGATTTTCCATGTGCCCCCCTTTGTGGTGGGCGTGGGAGAGTTCAAGCGGGATGAGTGGAACAGCTTCATTGACGCCACCATTCTGCCCATTGCCCGAGGGATCGAGCAAGAGTTGACCCGCAAGCTGCTGGTTTCTCCCGAGCTCTATTTCCGGTTCAACGCCAGGGCCCTCCACGCTTACGATATCAAGGAGCTGGCCCAGGTGGGGGACGATCAGTTCGTGCGGGGCATCATGACGGGCAACGAGGTTCGGGACTGGCTGGGCCTGAGCCCCAAGGACGGGCTGGACGAACTGGTGATCCTGGAGAACTACATCCCCCGAGGCATGATCGGGGAGCAAAAAAAGCTGAACGGAGGTGAAGCGGATGGATAGGAAACAGATGCAGACGAGGAGCCTTCCGGCGGAGTTCCAGACCAGGGAGGAGACGGGAGAAAAGTACATCGAGGGATATTTCTCGGTTTTCGGCAGTAACTACGAGCTGTGGCCGGGGGCCACGGAGAGCGTGGCGCCGGGGGCCTTTTCAGATGCCCTGTCCGCAGACGTGCGGGCCCTGGTGGACCATGAGACCCGGTTGGTGCTGGGCCGGACGGCGGCGGGAACGCTGGAGCTCCGGGAGGACAGCCGGGGGCTGTGGGGCCGGATTCGGCTCAACCAGGACGACACCGACGCCATGAACCTGTACGCCAGGGTCCAGCGGGGGGACGTGTCCCAGTGTTCCTTTGGGTTTGACATTCTGGACGAGGAGACCGACTACAAGGAGGACGGGACGGTCCACTGGACCATCAAAAAGGTCAGGCTCTACGAGGTGAGCGTGGTCACGTTCCCGGCCTACGAGGAGACGGGGGTGGCGGCCCGGAAGCGGGATTACGAAGCGGTGCGGACCCGCCGCCTGGAGATGTGGCGGGAAGAGATGCGCAACAAGATGAAGAAGGGAGCGAGTGAGTAAATGGCGCTGAAGGTATTGATGCTTCGCAAGAAGCTGGAGGAGAAGCGCACGGAGCTGGAAGAGCTGCGGCGGCAGGCCGAGGACTTCCAGCGGCGGGAGGCCGAGTTGGAAAAGGATATCGACGAGGCCCGGAGCGACGAGGAGAAGCAGGCCGTGGAAGAGGCCGTGGAGCAGTATGACCGGGATAAGGACGCCAACGAGAAGGCGGCCACCGCCCTGGAGGGCGAGATCAAAGAAATCGAAACCGAGGTGGAGGCGTTGGAGCGGAAGAAGCCCGCCCCCACCGGCGGACAGGAGAGAAAGGGAGAGGTTCAGATGGAGACGAGAGCGTTTTTCGGTATGACCATGGAGCGGCGGGACGCCTTCCTGGCGAGGGAGGATGTGAAAGACTTCCTCGTGCGGGTGCGGGAGCTGGCCGGACAGAAGCGGGCCATCAACGGCTCGGAGCTGTTGATCCCCGAGGTGATGCTGGGCCTGATTCGGGAGCAGGTCCAGGGGTACAGCAAGCTCTACAAGTATGTCAATGTCAGGCCTGTACCCGGCAAGGCCCGCCAGAACATCATGGGGACCATCCCCGAGGGCGTTTGGACGGAGATGTGCGCCAGTCTGAATGAGCTGTCCCTTACCTTCAACAACGTGGAGGTGGACGGCTACAAGGTGGGCGGCTTTATCGCCGTGTGCAACGCCACGATGGAGGATTCCGACATTGCCCTGGCCTCTGAGATCATCACCGCTCTGGGGCAGGCCATCGGCTACGCCCTGGACAAGGCCGTGCTGTACGGCAAGGGCGTCAAGATGCCCCTGGGCGTCATGACCCGGCTGGCCCAGACCGCCAAGCCCTCCGATTATTCCGCCACCGCCCGGCCCTGGGAAGACCTGCATACCAGCAACCTGGTTACCATCAGCGGCAAGAGCGGTGTGGATCTGTTCAAGGCTCTGGTGCTGGCCTCCGGCAAAGCCAAGGGCAAGTTCAGCCGGGGGGTCAAGTTCTGGGCTATGAGCGAGACCACCAAGACCATGCTTCAGGCGGAGGCCGTCACCTTCAACGCCGCCGGGGCCGTTGTCTCCGCCCAGAATGGGACGATGCCTATTGTGGGCGGCGACATTGTGGAGCTGGACTTCATCCCCGACGGCGACGTGGTGGGCGGTTACGGCGACCTCTACCTGCTGGCCGAGCGGGCCGGTGCGGCCATCGGCCAGAGTGAGCACGCCCGGTTCGTCGAGGACCAGACCATCTTCAAAGGGACCGCCCGGTATGACGGTGTTCCTGCCATCCCCGAAGGCTTCGTGGGACTGAACATCTCCGGTAAGGCCCCGACCACCAGTGTGGACTTCGCCGGCCAGACCGAGCCTGTGGCGCCCGCCAACTCCGGAAAGTAAAGAGGTGCGCCGATGGGCGAAGACGAGCTTTTGACGCTGTTGAAAATCGACCTTCAGCGCACCGGCGCCGACCTGGGGGACGAAGATTATTTGCGCCTGCTGCTCCGGGCGGCCAAAAAGCACCTGGAGCGGCAGGGCGTCCGGGACGATTCCGGTGAGGACTGCGCCTATTTGACCGTTGGGACCGCAGCCTGGATGTACCGCAAGCGGGTGAACGGCGAGGCCGAACCGGAGTTCTTGCGGCGGATGCGGCACGATCTCATAGTGGCCCAGGCGGTGGGAGGCGGGAGCGATGCTGTTTGACAGTGGGCGGCTGAAGCTCTACCGGGAGACGAAACAGGGGTGGGTCCCTCTGCGGGAACATCCCTATGGAGAACGCACGGTTGGAATGAGCCGCTATTACGCCTCCTTGGCGGAAAACCTCAGGACGGACCTTCTGGTGCGTATCTGGAGGGACCGGGACGTCCTCACTTCCGACATGTGCGGCATCGGGGAGAATCAGTACCGTATCCTCCAGGTCCAGCACACCTTGGATGAAGACGGGCTCCAGGTCACAGACCTGTCCCTGGAAAGGGTGGGGACGCACTTTGACCTTGCGGGAATTTGAGGCCCGGCTAAGAGCCGTAACGCCGGACGTGTCCCACTTTTCCGCCCGGTGTCCGACGGCGCCCTATTTGGTATGGGCGGAGGACAGCCAGGGAGAAAGCGTCTATGCCGATAACGCCGGGGAGGACATGGCCCTGCAAGGCACGGTGGACCTTTTCACACAGCGGGAATACGATCCGCTGGCCGGAAAGGTCCAGACCGTGCTGACACAAGCCGGAATGGCGTGGCGGCTGAACAGCATCCAGTATGAGGATGAAGCCCGGCTTTATCACTATGAGTGGGTGTGGGAAGGGGCGATGGCACCGTGGGACACATGACGCTCAAGCTGGGGGAGGAATACGCCCTCAAGCTCTCCAAGCTGGCCTCCGGGTCGGAGGAGATTGCGAAAAAGTCAGTTTACGCCGGGGCCGGGATCGTGGCCGACGCAGTGAAAAAGAATCTGACTGCTTTGCCGGAGGAGCGCTTTCGGCGCTTGGGGAAGAGAGAGCTTTTTTCCGGCCTTCCAGCCCGGCAAAAGCGGGATTTGGAGGAATCCTTTGGGATTACGCCGATCCAGATTGGCGGAGACGGATACATTAGCGCCAAGGTCGGATTTGACGGGTACGGCTCCAATCCGACCAAGAAATATCCGAAGGGTGTGCCGAATCAACTGTTGGCCCGAGCCGTTGAAAGCGGGTCTTCTGTGCGGCAAAAAACGCCCTTTGTCCGGCCCGCCGTTACCGCCGTGAGGAAAAAGGCGGAGGCGGAGATGGGCCGTGTGGTCGAGGAAGAAATTCAGAAAACAATGAAGGAGTGATTGATATGGCAGGGATCGGACTGAGATCTCCCTATTTCGCCAAATACACCGTGGACCCGGTGACGGGCGCCGTGAGCTATTCCGGCGGCGGTCTGCTGGGCAAGGCGGTGGAGTTTTCCGCCAAGATCGAGAGCGCAAGCGACAATAACCTTTATGCCGACGACGGGGTGGCCGAGAGTGACACCAGTTTTGCGGGCGGCACGGTGAGCATCACCACCGATGATTTGACCCAGGAGGTCGGCGCCGCCATTCTCGGGGTGGAGCCCCGTGAGGTGAAGGTGGGGGAAAAGACCGTGATGGAGCTGGCCTTCGGGGAGAACCGGAAGGACCCCGATCTGGGCATGGGCATCATCATTCCCAAGAAGAAGGACGGCAAGCTACTCTTCCGTGCGGTGGTCCTGCCCAAGGTCAAGTTCAGTGTGCCCGAGGACAGCGCCAAGACCATGGGGGAGAAAATCGAGTGGCAGACCCCCAAGCTGGAGGGCACCATCATGCGGGACGACACCGAGGAGCACAACTGGAAAATGGAGGCCACGGTGGAGAGCGAGGCGCTTGCCAGGGCCTACATCAAGCAGAAGCTGAACATCGTGGAGGAGAGCGCCGCTTTGACCGGCCTGAGCCTGGGAAGCCTCACCCTGACCCCGGCCTTTGACCCGGCGGTGACCCTGTATGCCGCCGAGACCGCCAACGCCACCAACACCATCACGGCCACCGCCGCCACCGGCGCCGCTGTGACCATCGACGTGGGCGGGACCACCGTCGCCAATGGCACCGCCGCCACCTGGGCGGAGGGGGAAAACACTGTCACCATCACCGTCACCAACGGCGGGGCCAAGAAGGTGTACACCGTGACGGTCACTAAGACCGCCGGGGCGTAAGGGGGCGGCGGCATGGATGGGGTGAAGGATACCATTTGTCTGGCTGGCCGGGATTACCCTTCCGTCTCTATCGGGGGAAAGGATTACCCCATGGTTTTCTCTCTGGCGGCGACCCAGGCCGTGGTGGGACGGTGTGGCTCTCTGGAAAAAATGAACACGCTTTTTCCAGGGAACGACGAAGCGAATCTGATGGAAAACCTGTTTTGGATGCTGGCCCTGCTGGTGAATCAGGGGGTTGCGAGGCGGAACCTTTTGGAGGGGGCCAATGACACGGCTCCCACCCAGGAGGAAATTTCCATTCTCATGGATGGCATCGACATAAATGGGCTGATGAAGAAAGTGTTCGCCACGATGAACCGCAGCATGACTCGCACCGTGGAGACTGAGCCGGAGGACGGCGAAAAAAACGGGGCGGCCACGCAGGGGGAGGAACCTTTGCGTGGTGCCTCTACCTCGGACTGAAGATAGGTCTCTCTCAGCGGGAGGTGTGGTGTATGCCATACGGGGAGCTGTTGGACCTCATTGCCTGCTACAATATCAGCAAGGGGGCCAGGGAGGCCAGAGCGGTGGACGACGAGGAAATGCTTCCGGATATCCCATAGGACAAGAAAAGCCGGGGGCCCGTGGGGGCCTCCGGCTATTTGATGATGGGAGACAGCAGTTGCTTTATTTTTTCCTTTGGCTCGTCTTTGATAGGAACCGTAATTTTTTGATGGCCCTTTTTAAGAAGGACTTGGTCGGCAGACGCAAAAGCGGGCCGCCATCCTTTTTTCAAAAGTCCCTGGACGAAAAGAGAGCATTTGCTCATGTCTGGCAACGCATGCGGTCCGTGTCCGTCCCAACGGCGAAGGCTCTTTTCTCGCTGGGCCTTTGAGGAATTGTCGCTCAAAGTGAGCCATTGGCAATTTTCCGGCGCATAACCCTGATTTGAGTTGATTCGGTCAATCGTAAGCGGGTCTTTGTAACCATGTTCCATCGCCCATTTATAAAAGTGCTGGAACCCTTCGGGGCCAAGCCATGCAGGGCAGACGGTGATACCACGCCCACCATAACGGGAGTATTGAGGAGCGTGGGGGTTGTAGCAACGCTGTTTCATTCCGCTGTAAATGCGGTAGAGACGTGTGCCGCTCATGCCGTGGAACGTCATGTTTTTTCTCCATCTGAACCCAGCTTTTCAGTCAATAAGTCAACCAAAAAGTCATTTAAGTCAATGCCTTGTTCAGTGGCGAAGCGGGCAAGGTTGGCGGGAAGTTCAACTTCGACGTCCGTCGTCAGACCGGGAACGCCCCGGCCATATTTAGCGCAGTATCGGGCAATAAATTTTTTGATTTCCGTAGTGGGGGTGGTCCCGTTGGCCGAACAGGCAGCTTTGAAGCCGTCCAGAACTTCCGGTTTCAGGTCCAAGGGAAAGCGGACATAGTTCTTACGCAGGTTTTTCATTTGGGATTTATACTTGCTCTCTTCCAGCATATTATTTCCTCCCGTTCCGGATGGCCTTGACGGACAGAATGATGGCGACGATGGAAAGAACGATGTTGATTCCAAGGAGCACATAAACCAAAGTATCCATAGTGTTTGACATTGAGCGGCTTATTTGCTATCATCTGAGGGGAGGGGGATTGCTCCCCCTCGCCTCAACTCGTGAGCTTTTCATACAGCAGTATGAGAGAAACCACGAGGTTGATGATGGCGGTAACAAGGGTGATGTAGCTGGCGGGCTGCTCCTTGTTGCCGCTTTTCTTTTTCTTGCTCAATGCTTGACCTCCTTTCTGATATAATAATAACATACGTACGTATATTTGTCAAGCGTTTTCACATATTTTCTTTCAAATTGTTTCATCAAAAACGCCGACCTGATAGGCCGGCGCTTTTAGGGGCTATTTCATTGATATAATCCCAAATATAATGGTAAGCGCAATACCGGCGAATGAAGTATAGGTGGCTAACTTTGTTTGTTTCTGCTGCTTTCTATTTTCCTCAAAAAGGGCTTTTACCTCAGTGGAAAGCAGATTTAAATGGCTCTTTGCGGCGAGGGTGTTATTTAACGTTAAGGCTTCGTCCAGTTGAACAAAAATGGCGCCTGCCTTAGATGGGATCTCCGAGTATTCGGGAGTGGTTGCTTCCATCCGGTTAATCATTGCCATAACAAGATCGGCCACCCGATCTCGCTTGTCAAAGGCCACTTTTACGGAGCGTGGATTGTCATATAGTCTAGTGAGGTAATTGCGGATCCTTCTTTGAAAAGTATTGTTACTCTTTTCTGGTCCACAAAGGGAAGAGAATATATTTTTAGAGCGGATAGTCAAATCGTTTAAACGGGCATCATCAATCTCTTTTTCAAATGTTGATAGAAAAAGCGCGGAAAAAGCCTTGTAAAGCCGGTTTGTTTGAAGTGTTAAATCCAGGGCGATTGCGAGTGCAGAAACATAGATACAGATAATGACGAAAAACAAGACAAAAAGGAATAGAACAATTCCATCGGACAAGTCAAACATCTCCTTAAGGTTCAACATCTTTTTGTTTATAATACCATGATTTTACAAAAATGTCACGGAAATTGAAATTAATAAGAGAGAGCTGTCCGAAGTTCGGACGGCTCTTTTATTTGCCGGGAGGTGGCTGGTATGTCCTACGATATTGGACCGAAAATTGGAATTGATGGGGAGGCCGAGTTCCGGCGGGCCATCCAGGGCATCAACACCACCATGAAGACCCTGGGGACCGAGCTGGGCATGGTGGCGTCTGCGTTCGACAAGACGGACAAGAGCGAGGCCGCCTTGACCGCCAGGGGCGAAGTGCTGAATAAGCAGTATGACACCCAGAAGACGAAGCTGGCCGAGATGCAGAGGGGCCTGGAGGCCGCCCGGGGCAAATATGACGACAACAGCGAGGTTGTCCAGAAGTGGCAGCAGCAGGTCAACAGGGCTCAGACGGAGCTGAACCGGCTGGGGCAAGCCCTGGAGGAGAACGAACGGGACCTGACCAATGTCCGGCGGGGGTACGACGAGGCCGGGAACAAGCTGGACGAGTTCGGGCGGACGGCCCAGGCCACCGGGGACAAAACGGAGAAGTTCAAACAGGGCATCACCGCCATGCAGGTGGCCGTCGTGGCGGCGGCCAGGGAGCTGGGGCGGGCCCTGAAGGAGTTTGTGGGCGCCGGTGCCGACTTTGAGGAGGGTATGTCCCAGGTGGCGGCCACCATGGGAATGTCGCCGGAGGAGATCGCCGCCGGAAGCGAGGCCTTTGAAACGCTGAAGCAGGCGGCCAAAGACGCCGGGGCATCCACGAAGTTCAGCGCCACGGAGTCGGCGGAAGCCCTCAATTATCTGGCTCTGGCCGGATATGACGCTGAAAAGGCCTCGGACGCCCTTCCCGCTGTCCTCAATCTGGCGGCGGCTGGCGGGCTGGATTTGGCCTACGCCTCCGACCTAGCCACCGACGCCATGGCGGCGCTTGGGATCGAGGCGTCCCAGGAAAGCCTGACGGAGTTCGGGGACAAGATGGCCCGGACGGCCAGTAAGGCCAACACCAGCGTGGCCCAGCTTGGCGAGGCCACGCTTACCGTGGGCGGCACGGCCAAGGGGCTGGCGGGGGGCGTGACGGAGCTCAACACCTCCCTGGGCGTCCTGGCGAACCGGGGCATCAAGGGGGCCGAGGGCGGCACCGCTTTGAGAAACATCATTCTGTCCCTGTCCGCCCCCACCGACAAGGCGGCAAAGCAGATGAAGGCCCTGGGGCTGGAGGTTTACGACGCCTCGGGCAATCTGCGGCCCCTCAATGAGGTGTTCAAGGACCTGGACTCCTCCATGGCCCAAATGACCGAGGGCGAGAAAACGGCGGCCCTCAATGAAATGTTCAATAAGGTGGACCTCAAGTCCGTCCAGGCCATGCTGGCCGGGTGTGGGGAGGAGTTCGACACCCTGGCCGCCGCCGTGAGCGACAGCGGGGGCGCCATGCAGGACATGGCCGACGTGCAGATAGACAACCTCAAGGGCGCTGTTACCATTATGAAGTCCTCCATCGAGGGCTTTGGAATTGCCGTTTATGAGGGCATCGGCGCTCCGCTGAAACAGGCGGCCCAGACCGCAACGCAGTACGTTGGACAGCTCACCCAGGCGTTCGAGGCGGGCGGCTTCCAGGGGCTTGTCGATGAGGCCGGGAACATCCTGGGGCAAGTCACGGAGGGCATGGTGAGCGCCCTGCCCGGCGTCGTGAACGGGGCCCGTCAGATGGTGCTGGCGATGGTGGGCGGCATCACGAACGCATTGCCCACACTGATCCCGGCGGCGGTGGACGCCGTGCTCACCATTGTGGACGGACTGCTGGGCGACATCGACCAGATTGTGGACGCCGGGATCGACCTCGTTTTTGCCCTGGCGGACGGGCTGATTTCCGCCCTGCCCCGGCTGGTGGAGAAGGCGCCGGAGATTGTGGGGAAGCTGGTTTCGGCCATCGTGACCAACGCCCCCAAGCTGCTGGAGGCGGCGGGGGAGCTGATTGTCAAGCTGGTGGAGGGGATCAAAAGCGGGCTTTCCAACCTGGGCCAGGCCGCCGGGGAGATCGTGGCCACGGTGGTGATGGGAATTGGAAACCTGTGGAACGACCTGAAAGAGGCCGGGAATAACATGGTCACCGGCATCTGGGAGGGTATCAAAGGCATGGGCGCCTGGCTCATGGAGCAGGTGAAGGGCTTTTTCTCTGGTGTGGTGGACGGGGTGAAAAACTTCCTCGGAATCCATTCCCCCTCTACCGTCTTTGCCGAGCTGGGCGGGTTCACCGTGGAGGGCTTTGCCCTGGGCATGGAGAACAAGAAGGGGAAGGCCATCAAGACCGCCGAAGAGCTGTCGGAGGCCATCTATGACGCCGCCTCCGGATGGGTCAAGGACAAGAAGGCCCTGGATCAGCTCACCATAGGGGAGGAGGCCGACTTCTGGGAAGCCCTCAAAGAGGTGGGCGGTCTGGGGGCCGAAGAGCTCAAAGAGATTGACCAAAACCTCTACAAGGCCCGGAAGCAGGAGGCCAAGGAGGCCGCCGACGCCTCCGCAAAGGCATCCAAGGACGCCTACACCTACTCGAAAAAATGGATCGACAACGAGAAGTTTTATCACCGGCTGTCCGCCCAGGAGGAGGTGGAGGCCTGGGAGCGGGTGGTGGAGCGCCACAATCTGCTGGCCGACGAGCAGGCCGAGGCGGAAAAGAACCTGTACACCGCCCGCCAAAACCTGATGAAGGAAGAGCAGGCTGCGGAACAGAAGATCTATGACGAGCAGAAGAAGGCCTTCGACGAGTACGAGAAGGCGGTCCAGTCCAGGGCCAAGAGCCTGGAGGGCTTCGCCGGTCTTTTCGACAGCGTGGAGAAGAAAAACGACGTGTCCGGGCGGGAACTGCTGAAGAACCTGCGGGATCAAGTCAAGGCCTTTGAGGGCTGGCAGGCGGACATGGAAGCCCTGGCCGGGCGGGGCATCACCGGGCCGCTGCTGGACGAGCTGCGGGACATGGGGCCCAAGGCGGCGGACGAGCTGCACGCTCTTTTGCAGCTCTCCGACAAGCAGTTAGACGAGTACGCTGAGCTCTTTGCCAAAAAGGGACAGCTTGCCGCCGAACAGGCCGAGCGGGAGATCCCTGCGGTGGAGGTGCCGGTGGAGCTGGGCGCCCTGGCCGAGGAGCAGCTTGCCCAGGTCGGGCAGACCATTGCCTCCGCCCTGGCCGGAACCGGAGAGGCCCAGACGGCGGGAGAGGAGACGGCGGGGGCCTTTGCCCAGGGTGTGGCCGGACAGGCGGAGCGGACCCAGGCCGCCGGGGCCGGGGTCATGACCGAGACGGTCCGGGGATTTCAGGCCGCCCTGGCCCAACTGACGGGGGCCGCCGGGGAGTCGGTGGAGGCCGTGTGCGCCACTTTTTCCGCCAGTGCCGGGAAGTTCCAGCGGGCGGGCCGGGACGCAATGGCGGGGCTGCGCTCCGGGCTGGAGAGCGAGGGGCGCAGGGCCATCGCCACGGCGAGAAGCATTGCCGACGCCATCGTGGCCGAGATGCGGCGGGCCCTGGATATCCACTCCCCGAGCCGGAAGATGGCCGAGCTGGTGGGCGTCCCCACGGCCCAGGGGATCATGGTCGGCTTCGAGTCGGAGATGGCGAACGTGAAACGGCGGATGCGCCGCGGCGCCGACGAGATCATGGGGAGCCTGCCCGTCACAGGCGGCGGAAACACTTCTGCTGATCTGGTCTCCGGGCTGGTGAACGCTTTGGCTCCGCTGATGGAGCGGGGCGGAGGCGGCCAGAATGTGACCTTGAATATCAATCTGGACGGAAAGCAGATTGCCAGTGTGGTGTATGACCCGCTGGTGGACGAAGGGCGGCGGAGAGGCGGGAAGTCACTGGTTCCCGCGTAAGGAGGGATGAACATGGACCGCATCACCATATCGAGCCCTGACAGGGCGGTGGAGATTATCATGCCCAGGGTGCGGGCCGTCACGCTGGGCGGCGAGGAGGTGGCGACGGAGAAGGCCATGGCCTCCGGCAGGCTGGTGAAGGAGGTCAAGGGCTTCCGGGCCACCATCCGGGCGGAGTGGGAGTGGCTTCCGGTGGAAACCGTGCGGAGGCTTCACGAGCTCTTGCGGCGGGGCGGCTATTTTCTCGTGGAGTACCCCGACCCGGTGGCTGGGGCGGCTTCCGGGCTGTTCAGCGTGAACTATCCCGACGTGGGCATTTTCCGCTTCGTGGCTGGAGAGCCCCGGTGGTATGGGGCCTCCCTGACGATGAAGGCCCAGGAGGTGGTTTAAATGGTGGAGACCGGTCCGGCCTGGGGAGCCGGGGTCTATGCCGATGCCCGGTGGGCGGATGCCAGGGTGACCTTTCGGCTGGAGGACACCACCGCCGCCGGGGAAGCCGTCCCAGTGTGCAGCGGAGAGGCCCCCATTTCTCAGTTGGGCCAGACCCACGACGGGGTGGAGGCCATCGAAAAACGGTGGGCGGTGCTGGAGCGGAACTATTGGGCTCTGGACGGGACATTTGAGCCGCCCAAGGCCGATCTGTCTGGGGAGGAGACCGGCTGGTGGAGCGGGGTCCTCTCGGGGGAGGACGGACGATTTGAGGAGCCGCCGTCCCTGGCCTTCGACTTCACATTGCCCCACTCCAGCGTGGGCTTTACCATCCACTTCGACGAGGCCGCCGGGGAGTGGGCCACGGACTTCGACCTGATGACCTACGACGCCGAGGGGAACCGTCTGAGCCTGGAGGAGGTTCGAGGGAACAGCGGGCCGGTGTACGTCTCCAGTGTGCCGTCCTACGGATACCGGCGCTTGGAGCTGGTGTTCCGCCGCACGTCCAGGCCCTTCCGCCGGGTGCGGGTGGCCGAGGTGGTCTTTGGGGTGGTGCAGAGCTTTCGGAAGGACAATACCGTGGATCTGAAGCTGCTCTATGAGATCGACCCCAGGATGGACAGCCTGCCCGTGGGTGAGCTGGTCATTACCATCGACAACCGGGACCGGATGTATAACATGGTCAACCCAACCGGGGCATACCGCTACCTTCAGCAGGGGCAGGCGTTGAACACGGTGTTGGGTGTGGGGGCGAAACGGGACGTGGAGCTGGTGAATATGGGACGGCATTACTTTTACCGCTCCAGCGCCAGCGACAGCGGCATGACCGCCCAAATCACGGCACGGGACCGGCTGTTCCTGCTGGACCGGGGGACCTACCGAAAGGGCCGGGAGGGGACAGACACGGTTTCGACCATTGTGGCGGACATTCTGGCCGACAGCGGAACGGGGCTTACGGCGGAAATCGACCCCGCCGTGGGGAATACCGTGATCGGCTGGGCGGTGCCCCTGGTGTCTCACAGGGAGGCCTTGCGGCTGGTGGCCCAGGCGGCTATGGCGGTGTGTTTCATGGGACGTGACGATGTGCTCCATTTTGTGGACCTCCAGGAGGGGGAGACGGTGGATGCGCTGGACATGAACAACATGGAGGAGCCGCCGGACGTGGAGGTGGCGGAGCGGGTCAACACCGTGGAGGTGTGCGCTTATGGCCTCCAGGCCCCCACGGGCACACAGGCGGGAGAGGTCTACAAGGGCACGGTGGAGCTGAAGGGCGAAACCGTGCTTTGGGCGAAGTTTTCCGGGCCTGTGCGGGGGGCGGCGGCCACTGTGAGCGGCGGGACGCTGACCTCCGCCGAATACTATCTCTATGCCGCCAAGCTCACCATGACGGGGAACGGGACGGCCACTGTCGTCGTGGCCGGCGTCAGCCTGGATGCCTCGGAGAGCGTGTGCGTGGTCCAGGCCCTTGAGCCGGGGGAGACGGAGCAGGCGGTGGAGATCGAAAACCCGCTGGTGTGTTCCGATGCCCTGGCCCGGCAGGTGGGAGAGCGGCGGCTTGCCCTGGAACAGCGGCGGCTTGTCTACCCTATCCGGGAGCGGGGCAACCCCGCCCGGGAGGTGGGGGACACGGTGCGGGTCTCCGACGCCTACGGCGAGGACCGGAAGGCCATCATTCTCAAAGAGGAGTTCAGCTTTGACGGCGGGTTGAGCGCCGACACCAAGGCGTGGGGAGGAGGAGACTAGCTTGGGCGTGATTGACACTCTGGTTCTGGATCGGACGGCGCAGGACGTGGCGGCGCTGAACGAGAAGGGCACGTACAACGCCACGGACCTCAATCGGGTGGGGGAGGCCCAGGCCTATCTGGCCGGACGGTTCCGGGCCTGTGGGTATGGGGTTTCCATCGCTCCGAAGGTGAACTGGACCATGGAGGATATCCCCTGGCAGGCGGATATGGACCGATATCTGGCGGACCTGCGGGCGCTGCGGGGTGCGCTGCGGATGATGGAGACCACGCCGCCCGTGCCTGGGAGCATGGCCGGACTGACCTGGGAGCAGGCCAACGATATCGAAAAGATCCTGGCCGACCTTGAATTTCTGCTGAACAATATGGCCGCCGCTTGGTACTACTGCGGCGAGATCTATGCCGGGGAGGTATGAAGGTATGAGAGACAGAGTGCCCAAGTATCCGGGCCGGGTGAGGCTGATCCCGGTGGCGGGAAAGGCGGACACCTTCGACATGGTGCGGGCCGACGAGCCGGTGGAGGAGGGGACGGCCCTCAGCAAGGCGACGCTGCTGTCGGACGAGACGGCGGAGTTTCTTGGGCTGGTCCCCACCGATGACCCAACGGTGGACGACGCTTTCGTGGCGTCTGTTTTGTCTAGTAAAAGCGCCTGCTTGGTGAGGCTGACCGTGACCGTGGGCGGCCATCCGGCAAAAGCGGGACTGCCCATTGAAGGACTGACGGATCTGAGCGGCGGGACTTTGTACACAAAGGCTGATGGAACTGCGGTAGGGCTGGCAACCACGGAAAGCACAACGCTGACCACCCTGGATTATCTGGATATGCCCAAGGTATCCAAAACAATAAGCACCCCACTGAAAACGATTGTCACGGCGGTTTTGGAATTGAGTGCCCCCACCGCAGGCACAAAGGGGATTGTGACGACCACAACCAACATTCTTTTCAGTCCCTATGTAACTGATATCGATATTATCAATGTTGGCGGCGGCGGTGGCGGAAATGCGCAGAACAGCGGAGGCGGCGGTGGATACGTCGTGCGCAAAACGAACGTAGTCCCACCTTACTCCACCCCGCTGACGGCTGTGGTGGGAAGCGGCGGGGAAGGCTCGAGCGGCTCCAGCGGAGGACGTGGAGGCACGAGCAGCTTTATGGATGTATCTGCCGCCGGTGGACAAGGGGCGTCTGGAAGTCGTGGCGGTTCCGGCAATGGCACCGGCGGCTATCTTACCGGAAGTTTCCCGCCTGCCCTTGCTACGGACGGAACTGGAGGCGGCGGCGGGGGCGGCGGCGCCGGGATCAGCACGGCATCCTATTCCAGCGAGTATGCGAACGCAGGCAGCCCGTGCGGGGGCAGAGGCAGCCTGACGGATAACTGGGGCAGTACACAAAGGGCTCAGTCTGGAAGCGCCCCAGGCGGCGGCGGAGGCGGCAGTATCGGCAACTATCCGGGCGCCGGAGGTGGCAGCGGCAGGGTCACGATTATCTGGAGGGTTGCGTCATGAACTGCGCTATCGTAAACAGTGGGATGGTGGAAAACATCATTGTAGCCGAGCCGGAGGTGGCCGCCGAGCTGGGGGCCCTGCCGGTCTATGAGGGGTGCGTAATCGGAGAGGCCTACGCCCCGCCGCACGAATACACGCCCCTGGAGCAGGCCCAGCAGGAGATCACCGACAAAGAGCTGTCCATCATCGAGCTGGGGCAGGCGGTGACGGACCTGGAGCTGGCGGCCATTGAGCAGGGACAGGCCCACACGGATCTGGAGCTGATGATTTTGGGAGGGAAGAGCAATGTTTGAGAAGATCAAGGAGCGGTATCAGAAGTATTACATCACCGACGCCCAACTGGAGCGGTATGTGGAGCTTTCCGTGATCTCCAGGGAACAGGCGGACGAGATCAAGGAATTGGAAAAAATTACCGGGGGGGGGCTCCTAAATCTTGGATAAGCGTAGCCCTTCCGCATGGGGTGGAGGTTACGATCTGTGGAAGATAGAGTGCCTACCTACCCCGGAAGGGTAAAGCTGATTCCGGTGCCTGGACAGCCGGACACGTTTGATTTGAAACGGGCGGATTCCCCCGTTCAAGAGGGCACACCGCTGAACAAGGCAACATTGCTGAAGGATTCAACCGCTGAAAATTTGGGGCTGAATCCCGCTGATAATCCTACGGTGGATGATGCCTTCAGGACGCAGGTCGATCAGATTGGAGACATTCGGGCCAGTGTGAGGGATCTGTCTGATAAGGCGGTTTCCCCTGGAACGGCGGAGTGGTTGGCCTGTGATGGAACGGCCATTCGTAAAGATGCGTACCCCGAGCTAAGTTCTTTTCTGGGAAATCGGTTTGGGCTGTCTCCAGTGGAGAAGGTGCGGGACGCCACCATCAAAATTGAGACCCCTCAAAATGTAGGGTACAAGGTTTTCTATATGAAGCGGATCACAGAAAACCTGATCGGGGTGTTTTGGGGCACGGTCACAAGCAATCCGAACAGGGATACTCTGTATTACGATATTTACGACATCAATACCGGAGCACGGACCGCCTTGTTCTCTGCCTTGTACAATGGCTATGCGAGGGTGTATGGCTCATCGACATACAGTTTTTCCTACAAGATCGTAGGGGACCATACTTATTTGATCGTCGGGGAAAACCCCAGAAGCAGCTATGTAGAGCTTTTCGCTTTTTCATTTCAGAACACGGCCACAACTGCGGCTGAACTGGATATGAGAGTGATCCATTTCAACGTGTCGTCCACCGAACAAGTTGGAAGCGCAGCGGTTTCAAATTTCTACTATGATGAGGCGGCACAGACGGTATCCGCAATTTATTGCTACGTGGGGCAAAACGGCGCCGAGAAGTATGGATACAGGGTTGAGTTTAACGTGACGGCGGATACAAACAGATTTGTCAGTATTGGAGCCCCGGTAAATATTTCATATGGGAATCGAACAGATCTTGTATATGTGAGTCATGGTTACTACGCCCGTGTAGGCACGGCCTTTGTGTGGTGGGGAACGCCCGCAAAGAGCTGGGAACAGATTTCAGCGAATGTAAGTAACAATTATTACGGCGTTGTTGTCATTAATGACACGGTGTGGTTTGATTCCGCAGGCCAAAGATACAAGATCACAAGCGAGGAGCCGGGGGTCATTACGGCTACATGGGAAAAGCTCCCGTTCCCTTTGAAAGCGTCCTCCGTTTATCTGAACCTCCTCAATGGGAATGGGATTTTCGCATTTGATGATCCGGCGCAATATGTTTTGTGCTCGATCCTGCTTAAAGATGGAAACGATGCACAGTGGCATGTTGTACATTTGGACGCTACCCGTTCTTTCCTTGAAGTGGTGGCGGATCTGACCACGGAGTGGGCGACAAGTACGGAGTTCGAGTGTGGGATCTTGGCCCTGGAGCCCTTGGCTTTAAACATTGCAACCTACAACAGCCCCAAAAAGCTGGTCACTTGGGACACCTTAGTCACGGTTCCGTTTTTAGGTCAGCTTAACCAGGAAATGGCATATAAGGCGAGGGAAACATGTAGGGACGAGACGACGACCTCCCCGGTGTTCTATATTAAAGCGAAAATGTAGGAGAAAAGTATGGGGTATTTTATTAAGTATGTTGAGGGGAAACCCGTGGCATACACCGAAGGCTTTGTGCCTCCGAAGGGATTTACGGAGGTTTCATCCGAGGTGTTCCGGGGTAGTTTGCCGCTGGGCCTGCCTTCCTTGAACCCGGTCCAGCAGCCGGAGCCGACCCCAGCCGAACAGCTCCGGGCCGACGTGGACTTCCTGGCCGCTGTGCAGGGGGTGAGTCTATGACGCCCTACGAGCTGGCCAAGCTGTATTATCCCCGCCTGTGGCCGCTGGAACGGCTGGACAAGCTGTTGGAGCTGGGACGGATTACACAGGCAGAGTACGACGAGATTGTGGGGGAGGTAGCCTGTGATGGCCGGAGTCAATGACCTGCTGGAGCTGGCCCGGAGCCAGTTGGGGGTAAAAGAGGCCCCGGCGGGGAGCAACCGGGTGAAGTACAACACGGCTTACTATGGCCGGGAGGTGAGCGGGGGCGCCTACCCCTGGTGCTGTGCCTTCATCTGGTGGCTCTTCCGGGAAGCGGGTGCGCCGGAGCTGTTCTACGGGGGCGGCAAGACCGCCTCCTGCACCACGCTCTATGGCTGGTACAAGCGGCAGGGACAAGCGGTTGAGAAGGTCGAGCTCCGCCCCGGAGACCTGGTGTTTTTCAACTTCGACGGCAATCCCGCCGTGATGAACCACATCGGCATCTGTGAGAAGGTGGAGCCTGGGTACGTCACCACCATCGACGGGAATACCGGCACCGCCAACGAGGCCAACGGCGGGGCGGTGATGCGCCGCAGGCGGGCGCTGAAGTACGTGGGCGGCGTGGCCCGCCCCAAATATGAGGAGGAAGAGGAAATGAAAATCTACCGGTATGTAGCGGATCTGCCGAAGGACTGGCAGGCGGCGGTGACCAAGGCCATCAACCTGGGCATCATCAAAATGGATGGTTCTGGGGCCATGATGCTCTACGAAAGTAATGCGCCGGTGTTTACATACCTTGACCGGCTGGGCCTGCTGGACAAGCCGGCCAGAGAGGAGATGTGACATGATGGAGCATATCAACGGGATCAAGGCGGCAATCACCGCCGCCCTGGCGGCTCTGACGGCCCTGTGGGGGTGGTTTGGGTGGCTCATCGTGGCCTGGGCGGCCTGTATGGGCATCGACGTATTGACGGGCATGGCGGCAGGGATGAAAAACGGAGAATGGTCCTCCTCTGTGGCCCGAGAGGGATTGTGGCACAAGATGGGATGTGTGGCCGCCGTGACCATCTCCGGCATCCTGGACTTGGTGGTGGGGCAGCTCCTAGCTAACCTGCCGGGTCTGGCCCTGCCTTTTGAGTATACTGTGTTCCTCTGCCCTCTGGTGGTGGTGTGGTACCTCCTGACCGAGGCGGGGAGCATCGTGGAGAACGCCGGGGCCATGGGGGCGCCTATCCCGGCATGGCTGAAGAAGGCGGTGGCCGCCCTCAAGGACAAGGTGGACGACGCCGCCGGAAAGACGGAATAAGCATAAGAAGCCCCCGCCCCTGGATTTACGTCCAGGCGGCGGGGGCGCTTTTATTGTCCTCGGAGATCCGCAGGGGAAAGTCGGCCCGAATCGTGTCCGTGACCTACCAAGCGGCGGATGCGTCGGCGGGCGGTGGGGGTCAGCTCGGACCACGTGCGGGCGAGGCCGCCGCAGTCCAGGTCCCAAACAATTCGCCATTGGTCTTTCATAGTGGGGCTCCTTTCTTATATACTGCGTTCACCGGCACCAGGGGCGGCTGGGCTCATTACCGATTATGGATCTGTTCCAGTTCTTTCAGAGTAACCAGATACACGTCCAGCTCGTCGATGTGCTCTTGACAGTCCTCCATGAATTTGCGGGACTGCTTTTCGATGGCTTTATCCTGGAGCTCACGAAGCTGTTTCTGCTCGGCCTGTATTCCTTTCCTGGCCCAGTGCAAAATTTCCAAATATGTCATGTTACTCCTCCTCGGAACAAAGTTCGACTGATAGGATTTTCCAGAGACGCCCTGAAACAGGATCTCTGGCATTGGCTTTGCGGGCCTGTTCGGTGGCCTGGGCCTTTGTGACGGCAAATTCATACGAAATTACGATCTTGCCGGTGGTCGGGTGCTGGTAGGTTATGGCCCACTTTTTGATGCTGTCCATGGCTTTTCCCTTTCTGCCCTCGTGACCTCCGGGGCGGGTATATATTAAAAGCCTGCGGTATTCATGTCCTGGCAGATTTGCCACGCATAACCATCTGCCCAGCCCTTCAACACGGAAATGGAACTGCCGGGCTCTTTACACGATTCTTTGATGAAGTCCATAATTCTGCTGTCTGCCACCGGGACTCTCACGGCATTTCTCTGACACGCAGCTATGCCCCAGCCGAAGCCGATATCGTAATGCAATCTGTTCATGTTTGCCTCCTTGCTTTTTCCCTGCCTGTTGTGATATAGTGGAGGCGGTCAGATGGCAGGCTCTAACCGCCTCCTCTGGTTGCGAGATAGCCGCTTACTTGTTCAGGGTAGGGCGGCTATCTTTTTGCTTGGGGATGGCGTCTCACTTCCACAGCCTCCGAATGATGCCTCGGGCGGCCACGTAAACTGTGGGGAAAATGAGTGCAAAGGCCAGATATTTCATGTTTGCCTCCTTGACGTTTGAGTCAAAATCTTTTATAGTGGGGGTGCGGAGGTTCCAGCCCCCGCACCCCTGGGCCTTACCACTTAAGCAATTTCAGAATTGCCGCTGTGATGAGCCCGGAGATTGTGCCCGCCAGGATGTCGCCCGCTACGACTTCAATCCTCTTGGGCTGCGCCGTAGGTTTTTGCCTGCGGCGCTTTTTCTTGCTCAT